TCCGGATTAGTAATCCGGCGCTTTCGGCCACTCAGCCACCTGTCCATTCTCATAACTTAATATAACACACTATGCATCAGTGTCAACATCTTTTGCATCAGTTTGTGCATCTTTTTCAGCTTTTTCAGATTCTGAATCGACTTTTTCTTCTTCCTCGTCGTCCTCTTCTTCATCTACCAAATAACTCTCAAGTCTTGCTAACTTTATTTCGTTATATAGTTCACATAATTTAACCATTGATCCTGGGCCTTCCCAGACTTCATTCATTAGTTCATTAACTTGATCAAGCGGTACCTTTTTAAATCGTGTCTGCTTGGTATCAAGAACTTCCATTACAAAATTACGGATAGGTTCAGGAACCAGTTTATGATCCGTATAAGCAAATGTTCCGTTAAAACCATTTAACAAATATGGTAAGTTAGTTGGTTGCTTTTTCCAAAATGTTACGTTGCTAATATTCATAAAAGTATTCTCATATAGTTAAAAAAATTGGTACTCCCGGCCGGACTCGAACCGGCACGCCTTGCGGCCACAGATTTTAAGTCTGTTATGTCTACCATTCCATCACGGGAGCAATTGGTGGGACCGGTAGGACTCGAACCTACAACCAAAGCGTTATGAGCGCTCTGCTCTGACCAATTGAGCTACAGTCCCATTGGCGGTCCCTATAGGATTCGAACCTATGACCTGCCGCTTAGAAGGCGGCTGCTCTATCCAACTGAGCTAAGGAACCAACAACTGTATTAAACTTGTACAGGTTCCTTTCCTGTAATGCTATACATTTTAAAGATGATAGCGTTCACTTCTTCTTCTGATAGGAAACCTTTAATAGTATCTCCTTCATTAGTTATTCCTGGAAGCTCAACCATATCGCCATCTTTAAAGATGCCAATTTCGTACAAGCCCATCTTACTCCCGTAACTCACTTCATTCTGGACCACACTTAGTTCCATATGATCGCCAAAAGCGAGGATGGCTTGGACACCTCTGGGGTGTTCAGTATCCATCATTTTAAAATTTGCAATGTTCATGCTGATTATACCTCCAATGCATATGGTTTATTCCACTTACCAACATTAATATCAGTATAGTGTGAACGACTAAAGTAATCAGTCATTGCGTCATCGTTGTTGAAATACTTTGGACCTTTCATAGCCGCTAACAGCTCATTTAGAAAGTCACGCTTGACACCATCATAATGGCTATCAATCCAGTATTCGTTAACTTGGATATAACCATCACCATGTGTAAAGTAATCACTAAAGTCAATAGCACCTGCACGAATGTTTACACAAAGTGTTGAATGATTACGAACACTAATGCTGGCTTTCATTTTATACTTTTTAAGTACTGCTTTGATACCTGGTGCAAGTTCTGCTTTGTCTTTTTGTGATACATATGCCATTTGCTATCTCCTAATTGCTTAACTTATACATACATTTTAGCACCAATATGTCTTGGTGTCAACACTTAATTTAACTTTTTTTGTATTTTTTTAACATTTTTTCTTGCTCAATAAATGCTTCAATTTCCCATGGACGATCCATGTATGGAATATCACTACATTCAAACATTGGATGTTCGTTGCGTATATGTTGCTTAATGTGTGTGAATTCATGAAAGATTGCAGTAACTAAGTCTTCTGTTTCAAGACCGCCACGAACACGAATTTCATACTCACGTTCATCATCGCCTTCCAGTACATCAGCTTCTGCACCCAAATTAGGAGCAATTTCTACGTCAACTGCTAAGTTACGATGCCGTGGTAACCAATAGTCTTTGGCAAACCATAATGCATCTGTTACCAGTTGTCGTTCTTTTTTAGTACCGCCGATTACACTATAAAGCATGATAACCCTCTGTTAACTTACTCTTATAATATACAGTAAGACGTCTTGGTTGTCAAGCCCTAAAGTGAAATATCTTCTAATCCTGCAGATCTTAATTTTACAATGTTGTTAATCTGAAAACCTTTGGTATCTAGTGCTTTAATAAGTCCCATATACTTGTTACGGATCAAAGCAAACTCATTACAAATGTGTTGCTGATCAATAACATCTGGTTCCCCTTCTGCATACTTGTCAGCGTCACGGCTACTTAGAGCACGATTATAATGCTCTAGGAACTTTTTATATTTTTGTGTTTTTATTTTACGAAGTTCAATATTCAGATATTCTAGTATTGCTTCTATCTCCTGCAACTGATTAAAACGATATTCAACTATACCAGGCATGTCTCGTGAATGTCTTTCAACACTGCCTTTAAGGCCACACTCTTTACGTGCTTCGTCTAATTCTTTTTCGTAGTAATCAATTGCAGGGATAATTTTACTGATATCTTTTCGTATATCGTTAAACCAGCTCATTTACCATTCATCATCTTCATTGTATTCTTCAAAGTCTACATGTTCAATATAATTGTCTCGGATAACTTTATCAATTGTACTATCAAATCCAACTAGTTCATCTGCTACTTCTTCAATATCCATACTATCTTCAAGTGTCATTAAAAACTTGTGACAAGCATCATATTTGTCTTTTGCAGGAATGTATGATTTAACAGCCATCCAAAGATTTACTATTTGTTCAATTTCGTCTTCACTTAGTTTCATAAGCAGTGTTTTCCTCAGATATTGGTTGTGTGTTATTTAGTTCTTCTTCAATATCCTCTACTACTTGATCCACTTCTGTGTCGTCCCATTGCTTCATAATAAGGTCTAAACACCCATTATCGTTACGCTCCCACGCTTTGCGGAATTGTAGTATCTCTTCGCCAGTTTCTTTATCAGTGTAAGATAACCTATTGCCTGTTTTCTTTAATACTTGCTTTCCTTCAGCCAAGTCTACAAGCCCACTATATGGAGACATTCCTGTCTCATATGGAATCTTAACTTGTACACTTTCAAAAGGTTTGCTGTAGCGAGTTTTCATAACCTTACATGCGGCACGGATACCTTTAACTTCACTAATCTTATTGCCTTCCTCATCTTCTTTAAGTTTGAGTTTGCGCATTGCAACAACAATACTACTAGCATAGATAAAGCCTTGGCCGCCACTAATTTTATCATCTGGATCAAACATATCCTGACTTGCATAAGTGTGGTTAGTTGCTACTAGGCCTACGTTATAGTCACCAAACATGTTTACACAGTTACGAACAAGTGCTGTAAGTGCTTTAGGCTTACGACCCAAGTCACCTTTTAAGTCACCTTTTTCAAACTGATTGATGTCTGTTGGTGTTAACATCATTCCTAAACTGTCAATCACAAACAGTACTTTAGGACGATCTGTTTCGTCTTTATCAGCATATTGTGACTTATAGTCTTTCATAAATTCATTGATAAGTTTTGCAACGTCATCAATCATTGCTACGTTTAGTTTAAGCAATTTGTCTTCTGCTGTATCAACATCTAATGCATGTAACCATTTCTCGTCTAATGCATTTTCTGTATCAATTAGCACTGTAAAGATACCTTGCTTTTGTGCTTCACGCACCAAATTACCAGCACAGATAAAACTTTTACCTGCACCACTTTCACCTGCAAATACTGATACTTTGCCTAGTGGAACGCCACCATCAAATCTACCACTTACAAGTTTGTTTAGTGTATAATTACCTGTCGAGATCCATGTGTCAGGGTCTCTAAATCCAGTACTAAGTCCAGGCACACTCTTAGTAATACTTTTGCGAAATTTCGCAATATCAAACGGTCTAGCCATTATAATCTCCTAATAGAAAAGTGATGGGGCGACTAGTTGCCGCCCCTAGCAGTAGTTAAGGATTATGCACGTGAGCGAATTGCCGCCAAGATGTCTTGTGCACTTGGCTTTTCACCTTCAGCCGCTACTGGAGCAGGTGTTGGTGTTGGTGCCGCTTCTGCTACTGGAGCAGGTGCCGCTTCTGGAGCAGGTGTTGGTGTTGGCGTTGGTGCCGCTTCTGCTACTGGAGCAGGTGCCGCTACTGGCGCACTACCATTATTTGGTGCACTATTTGACGTATCAATTTGTACGCCTGCTGGGCGATAAA